ATTAGGAGTACTACAAGGAAATTTTTCATTGTATTTCTGTATTTAATGATTAATAAAGTATAAATATATAAAAAAAATGCTTCCCTACTACAAGAAGCATTTTTCATATCAACTAATTAACTAAAAAACATACCAACCAAATATGTCTTATGAAAACATAAATATACAACTTATTTCGGAACTGTATAATCAAGGATAATATGAACCATAGCCTCAAATTTAAAATTGTCAGCAATCTCACTCGCGCTATTTTTGTGAAAAGTAGGATATAAAAAAATATTGCAGTACCCATGAATCTCAGCACCATCCATACCCTTATCTATCATACGAGCAATAATATCATCATTCCAATATGGCGTCTTACACCTACTCATATTTCTTATTCTTTAATCTGAAACATTCCTCAGTAAAACCTCGCATCAATAAACGATTCCGAATACGCCTCTCTAAACATAATTCTACCATAACACCACTATTTATATTAATATCTATTAAGCAAAACTACGTCAAATAGACGTAACAAAAAAACCAAACATAAAATAAAAAATTTCCAAAATTTATTCGCTCGTTTGCTTAATAGTAAAATTCCCCCTACCATAATCTTGTTTATGGGGTAGGGGGGTCTCTATTAAAAACTCATAAAAGAGAGTCCTAATCGTTAGTGTCTCTTTATAATTTAATTTATTTACTATGTCTTATTTATCATCACTTCGTACCAAAGTATCGACCCTTAATGCACAACCTGTGCCTAACTCTTACACCAAGCTTGACATCTTTCGTGTTAAAGCTACAGTTGTTGCTGGCTTTACTGTGGGGTATATTCAAGGATCATTAACTAAAACTAAATAGACTCATGGCTATCAAGAAATCTACTACCATTGCATCAGCTGTCGCTGCTGCTGGAACTACTGCATCCATCTGGCATGCCTCTACTGCCACTACTATGGCTGTCACATCTACTGCTGGCGCTACCGCCGGCTCAGGCACAATGGTCTTTAAGACTGTTGCCGCAGGCTTGGGCTCCAAGCTTCTCATCGGTGCTTTATGCATCGGTGCTACTGCTGCCGTCACCTACATGGTTTACACTCACCTAGAGAGTAAATCATAAACTCATAAAAGAGAACTTTTGTTCATCCTCTTGCTCATCCTCTTGGATAGGCAAGGGGCTTTTTCTAATTCTGTCGTGTAGTATGTGCTACACCTGATGAGGTTGTTAGACCGAAACAGTTACTTAATACTTATTCTAATGGTACATTCCTTCTCATCCGACTATAAGAACGGCAACATCACTATCACCTTCACCGATGGTGATGAGGTTAAGACGATCTTCTTTGTTAATAGCACTGTCGCATACGACATCGCTTATAACACACTTCAATGGCGATATGATATGTCTGGTTACACAGAATATCAAGGAGACTCTGGCTACTTAAAAGCCATCACACACATGCGCAAATGTGGTCTCTCATTCATGAAGCATCCACAAGATTGCGACATGTTTATTCCCCACTATAAAGCATGACATCATGTCAATTTATAGCCTTCAAACTACATCTGTAGAGTAAGCGAGATCTGTTTACCCAAATCTATTAATCTATTTTGGGTAAGCAGGATCTGTTTACCGCCCGATTACGATGATGCCAATGTTTACAGGGCTTCACACGTTTTACCTAAAAAAGTCGTATAGTATATACTATATATACCGACGGACTAGGACGTGGCAGAGACTGACAGAGTGTGCTCAATCAGTATGTGTCCTCTTAGTCTAACTTGGTAAACCACTGCGGTTCTCTGCGGTGTTATACTAATGTTATCTGTCTTATTATAAGCTGTCATTGTTTGTTATTAAAAAGGCGTAGTTATGTGCCTACTATGGTGCATTACTATTTTGTTATTTATAAACATCTTTTACTTTATTAACGTAGTGATTGCTTGCGGTCACTATGTTGATTTATTTAAGTTACTGCGGTAGTTTACTATCGCTTCGTCTTCGTTCGGTGCTACGCACCTCTCTCATCCTCGCTAGGGGATATTATTTAATTTATTATTTATTTATTTAAAATCATCTGATTCCAAGGATGTAAAATACTTGGTCACTATTGTTATGATATCTATATCGCTTGATGATGTTGTTATTGCGAAGCAATCTGCTACTGGTTATGCACCTCTATGTATGGAGGTTGCTAACGTTGCAATATATCTTCATCGTGAGAGAACACATGGGTTCTCTAACTACTCTTTCAGGTTATGTCCTGACGACAACTGCTATTATGGTAAGATTCGAGGCTCTGTTCAAGGGCTTGAGCTTGCTATGGCAGATATTGAATTCTTTGGTATTTCTATCAAAGACTTCGACAGATACCTACGTCCTCTTTTAGACGACTAGGTATCAATGCATGTATGGTATGATTACCTAGAGGTTCGATTCCTCTTCATGCAGCTAACTTTAAATCTAAAAGGTTGTGACTTACCACACACATTTATTATGAGAAAATTATCTTTATTACGTGAATCTCTTATGCAGTCTAAGACTGCTGCTACTTCTATGGAAACCTTCAACAACTTAAGGTTTACTAGTCTATCCTCTGCTTATGAACATAAGATTGTTGCTGACAAAATCAACTCAAACAATTACAAAACTATGCTTACTGCTAGTGGTATTGTTTGGGGTGCTGCTATTGGAACTTATGTTGCAGGCTCAACACTACTTGTTGCAGGCGCAGTATTAGCAGGAACTACTGTTGTTGGCACTGCTACTGCTCTTGCTGTTAACAACAGGCGTATTATTAAAAACTCTAATGAGTTTTTGAATAACGGAGATTACATTACTCCTGAGCCTATAACTATTAATCTTTAATCTATAAACTATGTACAATCCTCGTCTTATTATCTCAGCTATGAGAACTTATGGTTGCTCTGCTATTGAAGCTATTCAATGGCTTGGGCAACCTCATGAAAATGCATTCTTATTTACTAACGGCAATGTTCATATTCCAGAGTGCTGGAATACTGATGCCATTTAAAACCTATCTATTATGGATTCTTATTTCCTTGCACAGTTATTACGTCTAAAGATACACCTAATCACTATCAATGATTGTGATGATGTTGTTGCCTACTATACTGAAAAGTTTGTCAATACTGATAAACACGTCTTCATTTATACTCATGGGTACTTCAGTACCAATTCTAATAGTTGGGTTAATAAAACCCATATCGTCACCTCCAGTGAGGATCTTGAGTATCACCTAAAGAACTTTGGTAAATCTTTTTACTAAAAACTATATAAACTATGAATTATAATATTCCTGTTATTGAATTAGACCTATCCATTCGGCTTCTCAATGTGTTAAAGCGTAATGGTATATTCTTTTTGTCTGACATTAAAAACATCGATAATGTTAAATGGCTTGACAAACGTACCAAAGATGAGCTATTGTTAGCTCTCAAAAACTCATAAAAGAGTACCACGTATTAAAGAGTTTCTTGCGTGTCTAAATAACGAAGCCTCTTAACCCTAGCCCTCTTTTGGGGGCTAACATTGCGCGATGTCAAGCGCATTATAAGTGTGACCACATTTATTATGAAAGCACCTGCTTTTAAATCAATCCTAGCTACGGCTATTGGGTATGCCTCTGGCGATGCCCACATTATTGTTCAATCAATGGCTGACGGTATCGTTCGCTTTGAGTCTAAGCTTGTTAACAAGCTGACCAAAGAATCACGTCACGACATTGAAAAACAACGTCATCAGCACACAGTTGAGACACAAGAGCTTGTTAAAGCCACTACTGCTAGAGCTGTAGGCTTTATCGGAGCGATATTCAAAGCTTCTACTAAACCATTAGTTAGTGGTGAGAATATAAATTTCGAGGAAGGACAAACCATTTATGCTCCTGAATCAAATGCGTAACTCTCACAAGGGAGCTATATTATTTATAGCCATCTGTATATTGGCATTCCTAATTGGCAGTTATATCTTAACTGCTACATTCTTTGGAGTGCTAATATTAGTTGGTTTAATAGTGCTCATCGAAAGCATCCCACCTTTACGGTGGTTGATGGCAAAGACCTCAAGAGTCGTAGACATATGCATCTTTGTATTCTCCATTATAGCAATGGCATCTTATGGCTTAAACATCACCGCTGCGCTTACCGTAGCTGGTGTTGGTTACACATTGATATATGCACCCCATTTAAGGGAGCAGAGTATCATTAATAAAAACAAAACTAACCGATCCGCAGCGGCCGGTTATAAATCTAAATTTAATCACAATCCAAAATAAGTATTATTATGAGAACTAAATTCGTACCAGTTACATTAGTAACATCTTCGGACCAGCAAGACGCTATAATGTCTTCAACATTTCCAATCTTCAGCTCTAATGAGTTTAAAGAAACAAGATCTTCTGTCTTAGAATTCTTAGACTCATGTGTCTATATCACTAGACCTATGAGCATACCTAACCAGTATTCTAAATTTATCAATCGATACTTTCCTGTCTCTGAAGCAGGAGTAGAATCACTGATAAAGTTTCGTAAGCATAACCGTCAATCGATTAAGCAACGAAACAAAGGCGCTGTTAAAGCGCAAGCTATGTTTGTTCGTGATATAAAACAAACAGCTTAAAAACAACAAAGCCCAGTTCTACAGAGAGCTGGGCTTGTTTTCATATATGAAGATAATGTCAATAACCTAAAATATATGAACACTACAAATATATGCTATTTATACTTACGAGTTATAACTAGTACTAAAATTCTTTGTGTGTCCATCTACCTAATGGTACATGATATTTACATTCTTTTTTAAGATTATCCATATCAGGCTTTCCAATGTAATGCATTGCCCAAGGTAGTACTACAAAGTATCTAACCGCATCAATGGTATATTCATTCATAAAGCCAATACCTATTAACTTGTTTTTGTCTCGGTGAAATGACTGCTTGTGTTTATAATTATAACTCAAGTAGTCGCCGGGCAAGAACATCTTTTCTACCGTATGACCTTGCTTTGGTCTACGGTTCCAGACATCCCTCAACAGCTTGTTAGAAGTGGCTGATAGTTGATACATATTATCAATCAATTCATCACTGATAACTCGTGCGTACTTACTACTGTATTCTTTGAGAAGGGTTCGGACTATTTGTTGTTTCATATTGCTTATTCTAAGTTATTGACACTACAAATATATATAATTCTCGGTAAGCAAGATCTGTTTACCGTACTACATTTATTAATTAATTATTTAATACATTTATTATGAGAAATTTAAGCTTAATGATTGTCGGATTTAAAATAACTAGCTATGTATCATCAACACGTAAAGCTAATGTTAGCGTGGTCTTCGGAGAAGAAGGAGACTTGAAGCGTAAGCTATTCAAGAACATGACCATTAGTGGTCTATTGCGTTCACGTCTGGATAGACAAACGCAAGGATATGAGGTAGGCACTCAATATTTATCTGTAAACAATAGTACAGATTGGAAAGAGAATCCTTTTCAACTAATTCGCTATGGTTCTAAAGAATCTCCTGAGTACATGTTGGACTGCGTAGATAAACGCAACAGCAGTAAGAAGGTATCTCAAAGCCCTATCGATGGTAGTAATGTTATTACCTATAAGAACAGATGGCACAAGCCAGAGTTCTACTTACGTTACAGAGATAATACTAAAGCTACTGTATAATGAAGCATCTAAATAAGACCGAAAAGGTCTACATAGCCAGCATCGTAGTTATATCTACGGTGCTTGTCGCTGTATGCGCATACAAAATCATTATTCATAATCTAAACATACTCTAATGGCAAAGCCACTATACCGAATACTAAGTCCTGATGGTTTTGATATTTATCAAAACAAGCTATATCTTAAGTCTGAGATTAACGATGCTTATCAAAAATGGAGCGATGGCTTCAAACATCAAGGCTATTATAGTTTATTAAGAACTAAAATACCACTTGACAAACTCAAAGACTATTGTATAATAAATAAAACAAGAGCCAAGCGTTACAAATCTAAAGAGATTTTGAAGCTTGATGATTTGTATGAACTACAAGACTCATTCTGTAGTTCTGGTATTACATTCCAATACAGGTTAACTGCCGGTGAACTTAAATGGGCAAGACATATTAATGGTAAATACCTTATTGCTGATTTTGTTTTCGAAAATATTGACGAAAACAACATACTTACTTTCTGGGATCCTGAAGAACTTAAACAAGTTATCGAGGACGATGGCATGCCTCCGAAAGCTGTAATGCTTTCTGATGATACGGCTTTACAGAAATTATTCTTTTGGTTATCTTGAACAATTAAATCTTAAACTTATGGAAACTCTATCAATTGTTTTGACAATACTTTACATTTTAATGAACCTCATCTATATGATTAAAAGCCACAGGTTTTTAGGTTGTATTTATGGAAAATACAATTCACCCATACATATTCTTTCATTTGTTCTTATATTAGCATACTTCTATGTGATTGTGTTTCGAACAGATTGGTATTTGTATAATATCATTAGCATTTTAATAGGAGCTCTAATAGGTGCCTGGGCTACATTCTTTGCGAAGCGATTCATAAAACATAACGATCTTGTAGAAAATGCTTATAAGAATTATACTCATATTAAAAAAGATGATAATGAAATTAACAGCTAGGCAAATAATAACCAGCAAGGTCTTACATATCAACGGAACTAATCGCACATATTCAATGACTCCAGAAGGTCAAGTTTATAATCGTTTTACCAAAAAGATTCTCAAAGAGCTTGAGCATTCTTCTGGTAGTGGAAACAAATACGTTTCTATTCGAATAGCAAAAGATAAAACTAGCTTCAAGGTTTATATTGATAAATGGCGTAATGAATTGTTTCCTAAAAACTCATAAAATGAAATACATGCATTCTAAAGCCCTAACTATAGGCAAAAGGATACTAGGGTATCTTTTAACGTCAGGATGGTTTATAATAGCCATCTACTGGATGTCGAGAGCATATATCTGTTAAGATATATTCCTTATCTTTGAATATATTAATATATAAATCTATTCAAAATGAGTGCATCTGCAAGAAAAGATTACGGAGCTGGAGCCGTAATCGACCCTTCACAAGAAACGGTGAAGCGTATTAACAACATGAATAACCCATATAGTGTTCAGCAACTAGGGTTAGACAAAAGTGATGATAACGGAGCATCGCCTAAATACATCGCGATTACATCCGAATCATTAGATGCTTTAACAGCTAACACCAGAGTATTACTTGGTAACCGAGAGGGAGTTGTTAAAAGCGTAAATACACCAGTGGCAACGCTAGTGGATTGTGTTATCACTATTCGTGATAAAGAAAAAGTTGATATTGACACAACCTACACAAAGGCTGAACTGTTGGCATCACCAATTATATTCTTTGCGACGAACGCATAGAATACATTTTAACTTATGAATTAAGCTACCATTCTTTGGTGGCTTTTTTTATGCAATAAATTATAGCAATGAGTCAAACAATTAAAAAGTTAGATCTTCTCAATGAGAAGACAACAGTAGACAACTACCCTTACGGTAGAAAACAATGCGAAATGACATTCGCAGTTGAGCATAAAACAGGTAAAGGATTTCGTACTTGGAGACAATCCAAGAACCCTACAACTGGTAGATTAAACAAACCAAAGCTTAGTACATACTACAGTTTCTTGGCAATGTATATGAATGAAGATAATCACGTAAAATATTACGCGAATAATATTCGAGGTATTGATGATGTTAAAAATCTACAGCAATGGCTTAAAGTACACGCTGATCAGATTAATTTAACAGACGAAGAATCACAAACCTTATGGTGTACCATTGTAGCATCGTATAAAATTAGCATGGCTTGGTTCGACTGCAAGGAGGGATTTACTATTAAAGATGCACTAGAGGCTTCCCCAATCAAAGACCTCATCACTTGCTACGGTTCTCATGCACCTATCCAACAATTAATTGATGTAGAACTAGACCGACCTGAAATGGAGGCTATGCGTAAAACTAAATCGTAAAATGAAAAACCTCATAATAGTTTTATTGTTTACTTGCATGCAAGTAATGCAATCACAGAATGCTGTTGGTTTTAGCGCAAGCTTAGACAACAAGCTGACATTCCTAGAAGACAATCATGGCAATATGCCATTTACTCTTGACTTATCTACAAAGATGTCGCTACAAGGGTATCAGAAAAAGCTAGGTTACTTACAAATTGCTATTAAATATGAATATGCAGATTTGTCTAGTGGAGACTTCCATAGATATGCAGCAGAAGTAGGATACGTATTTACCAATGGAGCATTAGGATTAATGCCTTCGGTTGGTTACGGATTTATAGGGCGCGAAAATAGAGGCTCTACTCAATCTTGGGAGTTTGGTATAATGCCATCGTTCTTAATAATCCCTAACTTAAAGCTTATTGTTGGATTTGTTTGGACAGAGAGAACAGACCTTCTAGGTCAATACAGATTTAATATTAACACAGGCTTACAATTTGATATAGCCTTAAAAGACTACAGATAACTATGGACAATTTAATATTTATATTAATAGCAATAATATCATTCGCGTTAGGCTTTACAGTAGCCTCAAGAATGATGAGAGAAAGAATGGAAGAATCTATTGATGCTTTAGACGATTACTATCTTAAGGAAAACCAGAGCTTGATCAGTAAGCTCCATAAAATGAGATTGAGAAGAAATGAAATAGTATCATTTGTAGACAGCAGTGAGTTTGCTGACCTGCTCCATAAGTTTCGACATGGAGACAGGGCTAACATTAAACAAAATGCTGACAGATTCAGAGCATTAAAAATATCATTAATTTCTAAACTAAACGATTATAATGAGAACTGAAACGATAGTGATATACGAGTTTCATGAGCTTGACATACCTGTTCAACAAAGTCTTGTTGATAAAGTTGAGGTATCCACTGAGTTTATATATCAAGACGCAGAAGAAACTGTCAAATCTTTTTGTAAAGCATTTGACGTTAAAACACACATAAACAATTGGCTTCAATTTGCTTGTTGGAATCCTTATCTAGATCACGAATATGAACAAGAAGTTTGTGAGCTTACAGGTATGCGATTAAGAACATATCTAATTAATAACTATGGACATGTTTTGTACAAAGGTAAATACTATGGTAACCTTTCTAAAACTCATAAAAATGGAACTCCTATACTTGTATGTAAAGCACATCCGGCTGGAATGAGACATATCAAAAGATATTCAAAAGTTATTTTTGAAAGAGATTGTAGTTTAACTGGAGTTTGTTATGACATTTCTATAATGAAACCAATTTATAATTTCATTGACAACCCTAATGAAGTTGATACTATCGATGTATTATTTGACAATTGCTTCACTTCACTTGAAATAGACATTAAAGGTCAAGAAGATTATTATCATACAGATGATGCTAAAGCGGAGCAAGTAGAGATTAACGATAACGAATATTTAAAAGATGGAACAATATGGATAAACGAATAGTAAATTTTCTAGGATTTAATTGCATAGTACAAATAGGTGCTTATGGCAATGGTAGAATGGCAATATCATTGGTGTCTAAAAAAGACCATGAACCAGTGGCTACAGCAACAGTAAACTTGCCGGCCGAACCTATTATGGGAGGTCATGTTTTCATTAAAGATTATTCTGAAAACAAAGGAATGCTTGATGCATTAGTTAGTGCTGGTATTGTTATTTTTGACGAGCATGACCAGCATGCAATTGATACAACAGGACGAAGTGACATGGCTTGGATGGTAAAATATGTACCACCAGGACAAATACCTAAACCACCTAAAGCAGAATCAATTCCAAGTCCTGAAACCTTTTTAAAGACATTAGGTTTTAAACCATATATAAATGCTTTTCCTGATACACATCAATGGAAAGTTCATGATAATTATATGGACAATGAGTTTTGGATTGTACATGATATTGAGATTCTAATGAAAATAGCATATACTGATTCAACTAGAAAGGATCAACAAGCATTTGCTAATCTTGTTTCTAATATGCCCAACCTAATTGCATGCACAGAAATATTGCATGACATACAATATGTTGGTGCCGAGAAAGAAAACTTAGTGGGCCTAATGGTTAGAAACTTTCTAATAGAACTGGGTACTATTAAAAAATGATAAAATATGAAGAATGACACTTAATTTTACAGATGATACTGTATATAACTATGAACCTGGGAGCATTGACAACATACGTCGTATGCTCCCTAAGTTATATGAGGAACAAGTTGAAGATGTTCTTAGAGCTGAAAACAGATACCTATCAGGTGGAAAAGGATATCTGTTCACAAATGGAACAGGTACCGGAAAAACCTATGTAGGTCTTGGTGTAGCTAAGAGATTTTGGGCTCAAAACAAAAGAGATATATTGATTGTTGTTCCAACAGAACAGAAGTGTATTGACTGGATTTCAGAAGGTAGTGTTTTAAACCTTACGATATCTATGCTCAAAGACACAAACGACGGAGGTAGTTTGTTTTGCGTAACTACTTATGCAAACTTCTACCAGAACGATGCATTGATTATGAGAAATTTTGATTTAATAATATATGACGAATCTCATTATTTGAATCAGAACCAACAAGGCAAAGAGACAAGCTACCTATCTAAACACAAGTTAATATCAAAGCTACCATCTGCTTGCAAGGAGTTAGCAAAGGGTGTTATTTCAGAATACCCGCAGTTTAATGATGGTGATGATTATGAAACTTGGAGATGGCAATTAGATGCTTGGAACAAACAGCTTACTCACCATACTGTTAGTCTGGTTGGTAGTACTAAGGTTTTGTTTCTATCAGCAACTCCTTTTGCTTATCACAAGTCTATTAAATATGCTGATGGTTGTTTGTTTGATATAAACGAAACCATTAACGAAGGTTATAAGGATCATCCTTCATACAATGAGCCAGTAGGCTTTGACAATTTCCTTGTACAAAACTTTGGATATCGTATGCGTTACAATAAAGTGACCATACCCGAAAGTGGTGTAGATGTAAATCTTTTAGAACGACAGTTCTTTGAGAAACATAGAGAAATGGGTGTAATGTCTACAAGAGTTTTAAAGCTTGATGTAGATTATTCTAGAGATTTCATAACCGTAGAAAGTGAGATAGGAACTTTCATTAATAGTGGTATGGAACTTTTTCATCATTCAGATTTCAGAGAGAAATATAAATACTTATCTGAAGTTGCAAGTAAAAAATACAATTACTTGTATGTGAATCAACTTTTAGAAGCTGTTAAAGCTCAAGAAGTAATTCCACGAATTCAATCTCATTTAAACTTAGGAAGGAAAGTTGTTATATTTCATGGATATAATAACTCCGTAGTATCACACCCATTTCATTTCGATTTAGACAAGCTTCTTACATCTGACACTGAATGGATGTTTTCTTTGATTACCAAAGAGATTGCTCGTTTCAATATGGAATATCCTGAATATGTAAATCTTGACTTATCTAGGTTAGGAAACACCAGAGAAGTTATCTCTAGTGCATTTTATAATATGAAGCAATACAATGGTACTGTTTCTAAAAAGAAACGGAAAGATTACATAATTGACTTTAATCATGGAGAAACCTATTCTATTCTAGTACAAACTAGAGCAGGTAGAGAAGGTATATCACTACATGATACTGTTGGTGATAAACAGCGTGTTCTTATCAATCTAGGGCTTCCAGTCGCTCCTACCGAAGCTATTCAAACCGAAGGTAGAATATACAGAAGTGGAAGCAAGAGCGATGCTATCTATGAATACATAACGCTTCAAACTAATTTTGAGCGATATGCATTTGCAACCAAGATAGCAGAGAGGTCACGTACTGCCGAAAACCTAGCTATGGGTAACTTAGCTAGGGATTTACATACTGGCTTTACCGAGGGTTACTTAAACTCTCACTATGAACCTCCTACCTTAGACCAAGGTAAAGGCGGTAAAGAATCAGATAGGCAGTTGCTAGACATTACAGATTTCGATAGAGCAAAAACATATTATTTTGCTAAAGGAAAGAAAACATCTAGTAATAAGTCTAGAGAAGGTACAGATTACTATGCGACTCCTGAGCCATTAGGATATAAGATGGCAGAGTGGTTAGATATTAAAGCTGACAAACGAGCATTAGAACCTAGTGCTGGTCATGGTGCAATCGCGAGATGGTTTCCTGAACACTGTAACAATACATTTATTGAACCTAGTTATGACTTACAATCACAATTAGTTATCAATTCAGGAAAAGCAAGAGTTATTCAAGACAGTTTTGAGAACTTTAATAATCATAACAAGTTTGAGTACATAGCAATGAATCCTCCTTTTGGACAAGCTGGTAAAACAGCTATGGAGCATATTGACAAAGCTGTTACTATGCATATGTTTCGATATAGTCAAGAAGGATCTAAGTTGCTTGCTATCGTGCCTCAAGGTAATTCAATGCAAAAGAGATTAGATGCTTTTTATGAAAGCGTTCTCTTTGATGATTTCATAATGACAGGTGAAATTATATTACCTAGTTGCACATTCTCTAGAGCAGGAACTAATGTACATTGTAAAATAATACGAATAGTACATAAAAATACTCCTGGTGCAACATACAATCTAAAGTCAAAGGATTTTAGTTACTGTAAAGACATCGGAGAATTCTTCGATGAAATAGAACATTTTAATTTTTAGAAATTATGGCAAATACATTGAATAGTAGAGAATCTATAAAAGGATTTGATTTTGAATATAGTAAAGAACATAACTTCTACGAGTGTAGAGGTGAAGTGATGTACGACGATGACCACGATCAAATGCCTGAACCAGCTCTTTGGAGAGCTGCTGGAATATTAATTGAAAGACTAAAAGAAAGAGGTATCCAATCTCTTCGTAATCATTCTGAAAAAGGATGGGTAGAAGTTTTAATAAATGATTAGTGGTTCTGATATCTTATACCTTCAAATAAACAAGAAGGTCATTGTATTGAATCACCAATGCAAAACAGAAAACGGTATTGAAAGTGATGAAGATTTTACTGTCTCTAAAATAATAGGGAATTATGAACAACTGGAAATAGTAAACCAGTACAATCAAAAATATATTATTAATCCAAATCAAATAATAAATAATATATATGGCAAATAATATAGTACCAAGTCCAATGAGTGATGCTTTTCACGATTGGCTAGAACAATGCCCTAACGGATGGGTTCGATTAGATGTTCATGAAGATTGGGTAGATTATCAATTTGATATAAAAGAAAAATAATTATGGCAATAGAAATTAAAGTAGACGAGAAACGTGAAAGAATAATTTTCGGAATTGAACACATCTCTGACGAAATGATTGACTTCATTGATAAGCTAGTAAGTATGCCTAGCTTTCCAAACAAGAATGACCTACGAGTACTTGCCGGTATTGAAGATAAAGACTGGCGCGTAGACACTGCAACTCCAATCGATTACTACCGAAGAATTGAAGAGCTATACCCTAACTTTAATAAGGGTAATATGGTTTATGATTATAGCGAGCCTAATACATATGGGGCAATGCTTAACGTAAACGATTTGCTTGCTCATGCAATTATTAAACTTTGTAAAACAAACTAGCATGCACTACACAACGGTACATATCGATGTAGCTGCTCAAAAAGCAGAGCAGTGGAGAAAAGAAGCACAAGCTGAGGTAGACGAGCAAAAAGAAATGCTTAGTCTAGCTATTGCAGAGATCTGGGAACTATTAAGCCTAGAGTCATTTAGAGGTTACAGTGATATCGAAGATATAGCTAGTAGCTACGGAGTTTCAGAAGAAGATTTAATCTTCGGTTTAATTTAAAATTATAACTATGTTCTACGAAGGAAGAGTAAATCAAATATGGAATATTGATGGAGATGAAATATTATCAGTATTAGGACAAGGACAAGAAGTAGAATTGAAGCATGTTAAAAAGAAAGATGGAACTCCATATCAGGCTGGTCTATATGCTGAGATTTTATATGTGTTCGAACATAACGGCAAAAAATATGCTTTTGCAAACGATGCTAGTAGCTGTAATGGAATTGTAGAACTTGCTATACTAGATTTTGATAAAATGATTCAAATCGAAAGCCTAACAATTGGTTGGGTTAAAGGAGATAAGCTAAATTCTATATTAAGCTGTTGCGATAATCCTATGCTTTCTAGAAAAGTTGATATTACATTCGACGAATCAGGGAAAGTAACCAGACAACCCGAAACATACTTTGAGTGTGGTTGTTGTGGTGAAGGATTTAAGAGTACTGCTAAACTACAAGCAATACACGATCAAGACATGGGTTATGGAATCTGCGAAGATTGTGAATGAAACTCCTAAACGATGTTTCCTTGTTGATGGCAAGAGAGTAAGTATCATAACTTCCACCTCACATACATACAATGTGAGGTTTGTGAAGTCTGGTATATTCATGGATGTAAAGAAGTGCTACGTAAAGACGTGGTACCCTAAACCCAAGAAGGTAATACCAAAGAAACCAATTATTAAAACCGAGATTAAAAACTCACAAACTGAATTAAAATTTTAATACAATTTATTATGGAAAAATCTGAATATTTAAAAATGTTACGATGGCCGGAGGCTGAATGGGATTTACTAACTGCTGAAGAAGCTGTACCATTTGTGACCCTTGATGGTCATACTAACAACATGTATGCTGTTGGTGACCCACAAGGAAAAAAGGCATTCGGTTCTGGTGCATTCGTTGTTAAAAAAGAATGGATTGCAAAGAACCTTACTCCTGTTACTAATACAGAAGTAGTTGTTCCACCACCTCCTGTTGAGGAAGTTATTGTTCCTGCATTGTCAGAGTTCTTGAAAGCTCGTATTGCCAACCTCATCAAAATAGGATGGGAACAAATGGATAATTCCGATATGCTTGTCAATACACCTGTAGATGGTGAACTGCTTACATATACGCAGATTGATAATATGGACAATCCAACTTGGTTTTCTAGGATTACAATTAAGCCTAATCCAGTAGCGGAAGTTGTTGAGGTTATTAAAGAGGTTGTAAAAAAAGTAGAGGAAGCACCAGTAGAAATAACTATTGATGCTCCTACAATGTCTAGAGTAAAAAGACTATTGGCTTTGGATCCTTCTTACAGACTTACAGACGACCAAGAAGAAGTTGTTTTTGGTGTCAACAAATCCGTAAAAGTTTCAGTCGTTAAGGTTATGCCTGATTCAGTATTTGAGAACTTGCTTCAAAAATATCTTCCAACAACTGTTGAGACTGGTAATTCTATTGCTGAGAGAATAAAAGACTCAGCTGCGAAAGTAGAAGCCAAAGAAAAGATTGCTAAAATTGCTAAGGCTTCTGGTATTCCTGATTCCAATATTGTGATAGCATCTCCTAAGCCATTGCCTTCAATTGATGCTGTTGATGAACCATACGTAAAAGCAACTCGTAAAAACGTGTTTGAATATCGCAAAGGTGTTTTAGTAGAATGGGGCTATACGCATGTGCCTGAGAAAAATCACATTAGCTTTGGTGGAGTAGCAATTGATGATAAAGAGCTTTCCGAACTATTAGTTCCAGATTGGGAAATATTACTGAATCGATGGAGACCTAAAGCAGAACCAGTACCGGCTAGTATTCCAGTTGTAGATGCAGAGGAAGTTGAGCCAATTCCTAGCGAAATTATTGAAGAGCAAGCTGCCGATATAACAGAGTTTGAGAATAGAGCTCATGCTGCCAATGCTAAAGCTGAAATTGAGAACGAAGAAAAAGCCTTGGAAGCCCTTCGTGAAAATCGTATTGAGGAACTTGCACGTCATGGATTTGTGTATCATGAAGAAAATGATTTATTCGAACATGAAGCTGACCAAGATTTCAAACCTAATTGTATAGAAGTTGAAGGTGAGGCTGCTTGGGAAAAAGTTGTTGTTGATGCTAAACAAATTAATGATGCTCATAATCTTGCTTTAGAGGAAGAGAAGTATCGTGAACTTGAGAAAGATAATCTTCTTGATGAAAAAGTAATCGATGGTACTGATCTGCTTGAAAAGAAAGAAGCTTCTGTTTCTGATGGAGTTACAACTTCTGTTATTGTTGAAGGACATATAGATGAATTAATTAGTCCTCTTCCAAATAAGGAAAGAATGCTTGAGCAATTCGAAGTTCTTGACCAGGTAATGAATGCGGCGAAAACTTTCAAAGAAGTTTACTATGCAGTTCATTTAATTAAGCTGACTCTTGAAACAGATGAAATTCCATCTAAAAAGATAGCAGCTATCAAACGAGCAGTTAGAAAACTGTAGTTATTAACTAGCGGGGGTTTCGGCTCCCGCTTAATACATTTATTATGGCAAAAGGAAACAAAGGAACTCAGAACTTCCAAGATGAAGTTGAGTCACATTTAGAAGAACGAGCTTTTAAAGAACCATTGTTCGCAAAAGCTTATGCTAACAAAGATAAGAGCATTGACAAATGCATTGCTTATATGCTAAATGAAATCAAAGCAAGCGGTAAGCAAGGTTGGACAGATAACGAAGTATTTAGCTTGGCTATACATTATTATAGCGAGCCCAATCTTAAGTCTGGCTCTAAACCAACAGGAACAATTATAATCAATCATCACGTAGAGCTTACTGATGCTGAAATAGCTAAGGCTAAGTCTGATGCTAAGATTCACATTACTAAGACTGAGGAAAGCAGTCTTAAAAAAATAGCTATGGATAAAAAAGCTGAGGAGATAAAAAATAATTTAACTCCAGATGATATTGCTCTAGCTAAAAAGAAAGCTCTTAAAGAAGTTGTTGAAGAAACTAAAACAGCTATGACAACTAAGACCAGTAAGAAACCTATCCAATCGCTTGCTGAAAATGCAGCTATGGATTTATTCGCAACAGATGAAAGCAAGGACTAAGAATCAAAAAGTAGTAGTTGCTTTAGATAGCAAGGTTAAGAAGATTGGAAAGCGTGTTCATAATTGGGCAGAGAAAAACGTAATGTACAATCTTGGTCACAGATACAAATCTGGTACCGTTAATTGTTTGAAGTGTGGAAACCATTGGAAGTCTAATTTCTCTCAGGCTTGGCAAGAAGAAGTAACTGGTGATAAATGTCCAAAGTGTAAAAGTGAGCTTAAAATTACTTCTACAATGAAAAGGACTAATGATCAGTCAGCTTATTATACTGTTATTGAAAAGGCCGGTGACTATCAATTGATAAGAACCTTTCAGATTAACAGCAAGCTTAAATGTAAAGAGGCTGCTAAGTATTATCATATTGAATGCTTTCGTGTGTATATCCGAAAAGATGGCAAGCGAGAAGTTATCGCTAGGCTTAGGTCTGGTAATGGATATTACTGGGGATATTGGCAAGGTTGGATGGAACTTAGACAGCCAAAAGTTATTGAAAATAAATACTCAGACGAAGGATTGCTATATCCTAAATGGGATATACATAAGCATGTTACGCAAGCTGGCTTCGATGCGTATACCTACGAAGAGAATAAATATACCGCTTGTAAACTAATGTGGATACTTCTTACTTGTATTCACATGGAAACAATTGATAAGACTCCGGGCTATAATAAACTGTACAAATACTGTTTCCATTACCCTGAACAAATTCAAAAGTATTGGGCTACAATAAAGATATGTATTCGTAATAAGTACATGATACCTGAGCCTAGAACTTATATGGATATGATTGAAGCGTTGAGTTATCTTAAAAAAGATTTACGCAATCGCCACTTTGTATGCCCTGATGATTTGCAAGAGCAACATAACTTCTGGATAGCTACAGCTACTCGTGTTCGTCGAAAACATGAAGAGAAATTATCTAAAGCTAAAAAACTTGCTTTGATTGAAAAACAAGCAAAGGAGATTGATAATTTTGAAAAGAGAATGGTTAAATTCGCTGACCTGAAATTTGAGATTAAGAACCTTAAGATACTTCCACTACTCTACATAGATCAAGTGAAAAGTGCTGGTAAAGAATTACACCATTGTATTTACCAAACGACAAGCTACTGGCAGGACGAAAATAATCTATTGCTTGGGGCATACCTCAACGATAAGTTAATTGAAACGACTCAGTACTCTTTGTCAGAAAAAGAAGTGCTACACTCTTATGGCTTATTGAATAAACATTCTGTCCGTCATAATACGATTGTAAAAACTATTAACAAACAAAAAGACAAGATTTATGCTTGTTTAAAATAAATTAAAAAAATATGGGATTTTTTAGTTGGATTACACAAGACACAAAGGTATCAATACCTAATGTGCACAGCAGTCAGTTACCTTTAGCAGAAGTCACTATGACAGACAACAAAGGAAACAAATGGACTGAAACAGATTACAACGGTTACGGTATTTTTGGAACTAAGGATTACTACGAATTAGTTGCAGAAATGAACGGTAGAAAAACAAGAGATGAAGGAATTAGGATTGCTTTAGGAATTGGTGGTGTAATGCGTTTAAAAGACCATCATATTATTCTTGCACAAGGCGTGCATTTCTTTAACTGGAGTATGGATATTATAGCAGAAAATAAAGCCGCAAATCAGTTGTTACAAACTGATGGTTGGGTTATGATTAAAGTGAAAGAACCTAATGCTGTCTTTCCAAATTTAAACGAAGACCCAAATATCGATTGGGTAGATTCTAAACCTAAAGATTGCCCTTATCAGGGCTTCTTTTATTAAATAAATCGACATGAAGAACAGATATGGAAATAAAGCGGGTTGTCATAGCCCGAAAAGAACCCTTAAGAATTTGAAATATTTAAGAAAAAATACTGGTTTGGATATCCTAGACATATCTTGGCATAACGACCTAGTTGATTCATTAGAAATTTCAATATTTGACTTACATATTTTCTTGCCTAATAGTCATAAACAAGATGATGATAAGGAATTGTTCAACACTTATTATGTAAGTATAAATAGCAGATACGGAAGTTCAGACGAACCACTTTTTTGTAATACAGATATAGACTTACTTGTTAAATATTTGAAAAAATTAATAAAGAAATCAAAAAGATTTGTCCTACTACATAGCGTAGGAACTTGGATTGATAAAATAACAGGTAGAACTTCTGGAGCTTTAATAGATGTTGGATCTGGAGATTCTGATGAGGTTGTTGATGTACATAATTTTATGAATGATTCAATGTCATTAACTGATGATGATATCTCCGAAGATTGGGTAGACTCATTAAGTGATGAAGACCATAAAATTATAAGTCAAATACTTTTAAGTGGCTTAAAACCTATTTTTAAAAACCATCTAACTTTGTTTAATGGTAGGTTAGAAGTTAGACGAAAGTTTATAGATTATGTTGATTGGGAACAAATATGCCAAGATTATAACCTAAAGCATGGTGACTTAGCTCCTGAACAACATATGCGTATTGAAATGATTATTAAACAATATATAAATCAAAATAATGGAGATAAAATTGTATAAACAAATATGAGTAATTCCATACCACCTCCACCACCACCAGGCGGAGGTAAAGACCCACCTAAAAGAAAAGAGTTCATTCCTAAACCTAGAGCGCCAAGCATAACTGATACTGGTCATATTCCACCTCAAGCAGTTGATATGGAAAGAGTGGTATTGGGTGCGTTAATGGTAGACACTAGAGCTTGTGCTGAAGTTGTTAAACTTTTAGACGAGAAAGTGTTTTACCATGAACCTCATCGATTAATATATACTGCAATCAAATCCTTGTATGATACAGGGCTTGGTGTAGATATACTAACAGTGTCTCATGAGCTGACTCGTAGAGGAACTTTAATAGCTTCTGGAAGCGAGTACTATTTGATTGAATTAACTCAATTGATTGGTAGTGCTGCACACGTTGAATATCATGCAAGGATTGTCTTACAGAAGTTTGTACTTCGTGAGTTAATTATAATGTCTAGAGAAACAATACATAAATCTCTACATAACGATCCTGATATATTCAAATTAACCGAAGGAATTGAAAATACCATTGCATACATAAATACAGTGGCTATCAATCCTGATGGGATTCAACAGGCTCTTATTACACCAGAACAAGAACTTACTGAAAAACTACTAATGCAACGTCGAGGGGAAACTCCGGGCATAGCTTTAGGTGTTTCAGAGTTTGATGATTGGTGTGGAGGTTGGCAGAAACGAGAACTTATTACTATAGGAGCAAGACCAGGAATGGGTAAAACCACTATTGGAATAGCTGCTGCGGTAACAGCTTCCATTTCTAAAGGTCATGACACAGCATTCTTTTCATTAGAAATGTCTAAAATAGATGTGATGAATAGAGTTGCTGCTAGACTAACAGGAATTGAATTTAGTAAGATAAAAGGAGGTAAGTTAACTGACGATGAATTTAAGCAAGTCTTAGCGACTTATAAGTTCATTGATGAAAGTAAGCTGCATATCCACGACACTATGGAACATAAGAACTTCCACGAGCGTATAATTAAAAAGATACGTGAGTTGGTTTCTAATGGTACCAAGTTAGTCTTTATTGACTACGTTCAATTAATGAAACTTGTTAGGGCAACAACAGATCGGACAGGTGATTTGTCAAAAATTACCAGAGAACTGAAAGGTCTTGCTAATGAATTGAATATTCCTATTATCATCTTCGCCCAGCTAAATAGAAGTTTGGACGGTAGAGGCAATGGTGATGGTACTACAATACCATTCCTAAAAGATTTAAAACAATCTGGCTCTATTGAAGAGGATAGCGATACGGTAATATTCATTGTTAGACCAGCATACTATAAACAGCAGAAATCTCTTGGGATTACATTGCCTACACATGTATTAGGTGAAACGCAGTTTATTGTAGCTAAAGGCCGAAACATTGGTGTTCGAAGTTTCAAGACTTTCGTAGACTTTCTTAAATTTAATTTCTGTTCTTATTCTGATATGGATTTTTAATTCATTACATTTGAAGTTGTATAACACATATATATATTCAAATGACAAAAAATGAAATTGGAGATTTAGTCTCAAAAGAAACAGGAATCGATAAAGATACTGTTCGAAAGGTGTTTAATGGCATTATTGCTGTTATTCAAAAACAATTATTATTTGGGATTGACTGCAAGATACATGGGCTTGTTAATTTTA